TGAAGGCAGCCTTCGGGTTGCAGGATGATTTTTTTAAGTCTGCCGGCGCACTGAAATTCAAGGGCGAGAAGGAAGAGGCATGGGTTGGACGGTTCGCGCCGGACGTCCACGAGTTTCTGGCAGGGCAGAGCAAGGTCATTGCAGCGGACATCCAGCAGCAGCTAGAAGCAGAGAAGCTGGCCAAGGACGCCCTGCTGGATGCGCAGATCAAGAACCTGGCCGCGAAGATTGCCAAAGGCTACAAGGTGCCAACCTGGAATGAGGTTGCCATGAAGCTGCTTGGCGACAACCTGGTGCAGATTTACCTGGATGGCGCTGACGAGGCCGCGGCGGAGATCAGTTTTAAGGCGGAGTCCGGCGATTTCTTCCAGACTCTGGCAAACAACTACATGCGTGATCGCACCGCCGATCTGGTAGGCAAGCGGGTCTTGGCTGACGGCAGCGTCATCGACAACCCCAACCCGAAGTTCTCCATCGAAGAGTCCACCCGGGACATGCTGAAGTCAGACCTGGAGACGTACATGCACGAGGGGCAGACACCGGCAGAGATTGCCAAGAGCATTCAGGACTCCTACGCCTTCAGCGACACCAGGGCTGAGACCATCGCCAGAACCGAGACCGGGAACTGCTGGAACAACGCTGGCCTGGATACCTACGAGGCTGGGGGCGGCGACAAGGTGACCGTGTTCGACGGTGACTATGACGATGCCTGCCAGACAGCAGACGGCCAAATATGGACGATAGCTTATGCCCGGGACAATGTGCTAGAGCATTGTAACTGCGTACGTTCGTTCGGGTGGGCTGATCCCGACTCCGTTCCCGATCGAGGTGATGATGATAGTGCCTGAGTTCGGTAACCCTTTTGCCGGGCATGCGAAACCCAACCTTACACCGCAGGAACTGGTGCGGGCGGTCCGCTTCGTCGTGGCTGCCGAGTATGAGGCGGTGCAGTTCTACACCCAGCTCGCCGAGTCTACCGACAATCTACTGGCCCAGGCCGTCCTGAAGGATGTCGCCCAGGAGGAGCTGGTGCATGCCGGCGAGTTCATGCGGCTGCTCAAAGAACTGGCCCCGGACGAGCAGAGCTTCTACAACCAGGGCGCCAAGGAGGTTGAGGCCACGATGAAAACACTGAAAGGAAGCGAATAAATGGCCACTTTACGCATCATAGCGCCGATTGAAAAGGTCATCAAACTTGATGATGGCGGCCGCGAGGTCTGGGGTTTCGCCACCCTGGAGGTGGTCGACAAGGCCAACGAGATCGCCGACTTCGAGGGAACCAAGCAGGCCTTCGCCGACTGGTCAGACGAGATCTCCAAGGCGACCGGCGGCAAGAGCCTGGGTAATGTCCGGGAGATGCATGACAAGAAAGCCGTTGGCAAGGTCATCAACTGGGAGGCCGGGGAGAAAGAGGTCGACGACGGCAAGGGCGGCAAGGAGACCGTCAAGGGCATCTATGTTGGCGTCAAGGTCCCCTCGACCATCACCGACACTATAGAAAAGATCGACGAGGGCATCCTGAACGCCTACAGCATTGCAGGAGCTTACGCTAAGCGCTGGCGGGATGTTGTAAAGAGTGCCACTCGGTATATTCCCAAGCTGGCCGAACTCAGTCTGGTCGACAATCCCTGCTGCCCGGGCTGCACCTACGACGCTATCAAGGCCGATGGCATCACCGGCCTGGAGGCCTTCGAACCTGTGCAGAAGAAGGCGCTCACGGGCAGCTACGAAGATCTGAGGAACCGGATCGACGCCGCCTGCAACTGTCAGTTCGCCGGGCCGTTCCACACCTACTGGGACGGCTACATCGTGTCCACTTTCTCCGATCATGTCATTGTCTACTGCTATGACAAGGGCCAGTATTTCCAGGTACCGTACACCGATGATGGATCGACGGTGACCCTGGGGGATCCGGTTGAGGTGCAGCAGACCTATATCCCCGTCGAGACTCAGAAAATCATCGAGGCCGAGATTGCCAAGCGGGCGGCGGCCAAGGCTGATGGCGACGACCCGGATGCTGAGGGCGCAAAGGACAAGCTGAAAGACGCTGCAGCTGAACGGGCGAAGAAATACGGCATCGCCTTCAAGGACGGCAAAGGCCACCTGACGCCACCAAAAGACTATCCCACGGCAGAGAGCGACTACGGCGACCCGGTAAACTACGCCTATCCCACAGACAGCGAACATATCAAGGCTGCCGTCTCCTACTTCAACCAGGATGGCCAGATGTCGGACGGCGGTTACACGTCCGAGGAGTGGGCGAAGATTGGCGCCCGGATCGCTTCTGCTGCCGGCGAGGGTTATTCCTATAGCGATGGCAAGATCAAGACACCAGATGACAAGGAGGAAAAATCAGTGGAAATCAAAGGGCTTGAAGCGTTGGCTGCTGCGGTTGCTGCTCTGGGCAAGGCTGCGGCATTGACCGACGAGACAAAGGACACGAAGGCGCTGGATGCCGCGTTAACGTCGCTCGAAGAGGCCATGAAGCAGATCAAGCAGGTCCGGGGCAGCGAGAGCGCTGAAAAAAATGATCCCCCTGGCGACCTGGAGAAGACCGGCGCCCGCATCAGCAAGGACTCCGCCATCCAGATTGCCCACATCGTCGGCCACGCTACAGCACTGCAGAAGGGCACGACTTACGGGCCCGAGGACCACCAGGTCACCGAGGCAGCGATCAATGACAACACTGGCGCTGAGGATGAGGTGGCGGCCAAACTGGCCAAGATCTTCGATGCAGCGGAACACCAGGAAGAGAATCTTACCAAGGCGTTTGACGGCCTGGTCGAAAAGTTCAATCAGGCCTTGGATACACGTCTGGAAGGAATGCTGAAAGCAGAAGCTCTCTCCAAGGTCGAAGAGGGTATGGCTAAGGTAGCGTCCGGAATCGAGGCGCTAGAGGGTCGTATCAAGAAGATCGAGGAACAGCCTGCCGGCAGCGGACCACTCCAGAACATGGATATGTTGAATCCGGTGTTCAAATTCGCTCCTACTGGGGAGCAGCAGCCTGGCGAGGTGCAGAAGATGCTTGAGGACATCGCCAAAAATCAGGACGTGCCGGAGTCCGTGCGCAAGAGCATCGCAGGCAAGTTGTCCGTCTTGGAAATGCATAAAGTCTTCGGTGGCTAAAAAACATACCGGCTGACAATCCGCCTTGATGGGCGGTTTTTTGTTGGTCCGAAAGGAGAAAGAAATGAGTTATCTGCAACTGCCTCGTGAAACCATCGAGGCCATAACCGCGGAAACTGCAAAACTGTTTGAGCAAGGCCTGGCGAAGGACGCCACAACTACCGGTTACCAGACAGGTACCGGCCTCATAGGTTACGACCTGTCCGGGCCGGCCAAGCAGCTCGTGCCGTTCATGTCCGGCCTGCGACAGAGGTTCGGCCGCGTGAAAGCGCCGATCGGCTCCCTGCGGGCGCACTGGAAGGCAATCACCAAGATCAACGCCAACAACCAATCGCCGACCATGGCCTTTGGCTCTGCCGCCAACACGATTGCTACTACTGAGCAGGATTTCTCTGCTGCCTATCACCCGATCGGCTTCGGCGATACGGTGATGTGGGACGCCGAGGTCATGGCTCAGGGCTTCGACAATGTTCGGGCGCGGTCCACCGCCAACACCCTCCTGAAACTGATGGAGGCCGAGGACATCCTGCTTCTGGGTGGCCAGTCGTTCGGACTGAATACCCCGGTGTTGAATGCCCTGAGTGTGTCAACTACGCTCGGCCATATTAGCGCCGCCAGCGTGGATGTGATCTGCGCTTGCCGAACTCTGGAGGGATATTACTACCTGAACGGCAGTACCAACTTCCAGACCCCCGGATCGACGATAGCTACGGCCAGCGGCATGACAGGCAGCACGAACCAGATCACGGCGACCCTGGCGGCAGCCATTCCCGGCGCGGTGGTCTACGACTGGTACGTCGGTGTGCACGGTGGCACTATGTACTACTACACCAGCACTACGATCACGACAGTGTCCATCACCAGCGTTCCGATTCAGGCCGCGACGCCGAATTTCGCTATCACCCCGCTGATGGTGGCGCCGCCGGCGACCCTTGTCGCGGGAGGTACCGATACCTCGGGCGACCCCAACTCCATCGACGGTTTGCTGGCGAGCATCACCGGGAACTTCACCACCGACTCCACCGGCACCCTGTGCAAGAACGGTACCGGCAACCCCACCGGGGCGACGTTTGTTGACAACCATGGTGGCGTCCTGACCGGCAACAACGGTACCGTGAACGAGATCGACGCTCTGCTGTTCGCTCTCTGGTGGAACGCTCGTATCAACCCGTCCCTGATCACGCTGAACAGTATCGATCACTACAACCTGAGCAACAAGATCATCAACTCGGGTGGCGCCTACACCCTGTTCCGCCCGGACCAGCTCTCCGAGCGTCAGAAGGCTATCGGCGGGGCGTTCGTAGCGACCTACATCAACAAGGCGGTCAACGGAGCGCCTATTCCGCTCATGAGCCATCCGTGGGCGGTACAGGGAACAATTGCTGCAATCACGGAGACAGTTCCCTATCCCAACAGTGAGATTAACAATGTGTTTGAAGTGGAGACGCAGGAAGAGTACAACCTGAAAGAGTACCCGGCTCCCCGTCTCGCCAACCAGACCAACGGCGGCCCCCGTTACGACTACGACGAGCGTGCAATCGAGGCGTTCAAGAACTACGCTCCGGTTGTCTGCGGTTGCCTGTCCAACGTGGCCAACGGTTAAAGACTCCAAGGGGCGGCGCCGGGGCATCATTCCTCCCGGTAGCCGCCCAAATTATTTCACGCAAAATAACGAAAGGAGAAACCAATGCTCATCTTTACGAAGAATCGGAAAGTGACGCAGATCAGTTTCGAGAACCGTAAGATCCCCGTGGTCAACGGGATTGCCAATGTGCCGGTCGAGGCCAGGGATCAGCTGACGCAGTACCCGCACTGGGATGACTACGAGGGGCAGATCGAGTTGCCGGATGCCTTTAAGGAATACGCCGAGGGCAGCCAGGGTGATCCTATGTTGACCGACTTCCCGGACGTGAACGAGGAACCGAAGAAGGCTGCGAAAGAACCGAAAAAGCCGGAATAATCCGGGGGTGGAGTAAGTGCAGACCACAATCAATTACACCGATGTCGGCAGGGTCTGTGCGGCCCTGGCGATGCAGGCCCCGGAAACACTGAGCGCCCCGGTTACGGCCGGGGCGACTTCGATCCAGGTCACGCCGGCCGTCCCTGCCGATTGGCAGGTGGGCTCGACTCTGGTGCTGGACTCGGCCAACCCGACGCTCCGGGAAACAGTGACCATCACCGGACCGCCCAGCGGGCAGAACGTACCGGTTACGGCCACCGCCAACGGCCATGTCCTCGGCGCCCCGGTGGTCAACGCCACGATCGTTGCTCCCTATCCGGGCATCGCATCGAGGGCATGGGACAGGTGGACGTACAACAAGGCAGGCTTCGGCTATGAGGCGTGGACGGATACCAAAGAGGGGAACATCACCAATCACGGCACGATTGTCGTAGCACTGTCCAAGCCCCTGGTGGTGCTCTCGGATGTGACTAGCGCCACCTTTCAGCCATCTCCCGCAGCCCCGGCAGCTACGGTCAACCTGGCCCACGCATGGATCAAGGATGACTTCATCCTGGAAGCCATGGCGCCGGGCTCGTTCTTCAGCCGCCAGGGGATGGCGGTAGTGACCTATTCCGGTGGCTACAACCCGATCCCGGATGACATAGCCAACGCGGCCACGGTGATCGCTGCCAGGATGTACAAGGAGCGAGACAGCGGCTACGCTGATGTGATCGGCAACGCCGATACCGGCATCCTGGAGTATAAGAAGGCAATACCCTCCGATGTGTTGGCCCTGGTGCAGGCTTACAGGCGGTGGGTACCGTGATCCGGATAACGGTCAAGGTTCCAACCGGGCTGATGCAGGCCAAGACGCTCCTCGATGCAGCCATTGAGAGCGGGGTGCAGCGATCGACCGGGGCATTGGCCAATGAGGCGATCAAGAATGCACCGCGCAAGACCGGCAACTTGAAGCGGTCGATCTATCCCGAAGTCAACCCTATGGCTGGGCAGTTCACCGGCAAGGTGATCCAGGACACGACCGTCGCTAAATACGGTCCGTGGGTTGAGCAGGGCACCGGTATCTATGGCCCATTCGGTACGCCGATCGTACCCGTTCGCGCCAAGGCTTTAGCCTGGAAAGGTTCTGATGGAAAGATGATCTTCGCTCGCAGCGTCAAAGGCATGCAGGGAAAATTCTACATGAAGCGGGCGTTCGAAAAGGCACCGGACATTGTAAACCCGATTATGCAGGCCGAGGTCGTCAAGGCCCTGGTGAAAATGGGGGCTGAGTGATGAGCGTTCAAGCGATCAT